CTCGGATCGAGGTGGACGCCTGAAGAGGCCCTCCGCGTCCCGATGGAGCGATTCAACGACACCGTTGATCCCCGTCGTAAGTGGGAAGCCCACATCCGGGCCGCTGATCACTTTGGACATAACGACAAAACAGTTATGCTTTTCGACTATTTTGAGAAGGCCCAAAAGGCCCCTCTGAGTCATCGTATCGCTCGTGTCGTCGAAGTCCTCGAACCTTTGAAAGTCCGAGTGATCACAGCCATGGATCCTATTGCCTCCCACCTTGCCCGCCCTCTCCAGCTTTCCCTCTGGTCTCATCTTCGCTCCTCACCAGTCTTCCGACTGATCGGAGAGTCCATCTCGGAGAGTATCATCCACGACCTCGTCGCTCGTCACCACCTTCTAGGCGGTGATTCCGGCGACGACTTCGTGTCAGGTGACTACTCGGCCGCTACAGACGGACTGGACATTCGCTTATCGAGAATCTTCCTCGATGAAATCTTGTCCCAATCCTTCCCGAACCCTGACCAGAGAAGCCTCCGCGAAAATATCGGTTCCATTCTCACCGAACAACTACTTGTCTATCCAAGCCTGCGAGTCGAGATGAAGGTCACACCTTCAATTCTGACCTCCTCGAGCTTGACTGGCAATCCCTCCACTCCCGAACGCTTCACTGGTGAGGTGATGCCGGTTCGGGTGCATCGTAGGGACGTCCTGGACGACGTTGTCTTTCGCGGCCCAGCCGTTTCACTTCAACGAAACGGCCAGTTGATGGGCTCTGTCCTTTCTTTCCCTTTCCTATGTCTCGCGAATCTCTTCGCGTACGTAATGTCTCTCCCTGATCGGGATGAGATACTCGTTTCTCGAGCAAGGATGGATCGTCTCGCTGTTTTAATTAACGGAGACGATATCCTCTTTCGTTCAAATGACGAGCATTACGCGCGATGGACTCAAGAAACCCAGCGGGTGGGGTTCTCCCTATCCGTTGGAAAGAATTTTCGACATCCCCGGTTCTTCACCGTCAACTCCGTTCCATTGGAATACCTCCCGCCCCCCTCGCCACTTTCCTTCTGGAAACCTTGGTCGTGGGCGGATATGGAGTCATCCACCATTCCTTGGAAGCCTTCCAGCGTTCCCACCATTAACCTCGGTGGCTTTCTGAACGTTGGTCTACTCACGGG